CCCGTGATACTGATACTGCCCGTCGTCGTGTAGCCGCCTGCGGTGTAGAGCGTCCAGTTAGCGTTGCCCATGTTCTGAGCAAATCGCAGCGCCTTGGAGCCTGCAAACTGTAGGTAGGTTGCATCCTCGGTAATGGTGTTCGTGCCAAAGTCTAGCGTGCCCGTCATAAACAGGTCACTAGACACGGTGAGGTCTACCAACGTCACGCTGCTAGAGCCGTCCGTCTTGACGATGGCATTAGCGCCAGGCGAGGACGCAGGCGTAAGCAACCCGATTGTGTTCGTGCCAGTCAGCCCCACAATCTGGTAGGTGCTGCCCGTTACGGTGTGGTCGCTGCCCGTGATGACGTGCGCCTGATTGTGGTGCGCGTTGGCGTTGGCGGCGTGTGCGCTGATGTCCACACCGTCAATCGTGATAGCGGCATCTACCGCCATGTTGCCCGTTAGCGTGCGTGCGCCATCCGTGCGCAAGTACTGCGCGTGGTCATCGTCGCTCAAGCCGGTTAACAGCCCGTGGTCACTGACGCCGCTACCGGATGCGCCACTCCCGCCAAGGAACGACACGGCGCGGGTGCGTTGGCTGTCAATAATGCGGATGGGTGTATTTTTTGGCATGGTCTACGGCTCCCAATCCTCTTGGCACCACGTTACGCCCGTCACCTTGTACACGCGCCCGTATGCCAGCCAGCCGAGTGAATCCAGGTCGAGTACGCCTAGCTCGTTCTCGTCCTCGCTCAGTGACACGTCGGGGTATACACCGTCCTGGTCCACAAGTGCGCCATTGCTGCCATAGTGCAAGTAGCGGTAGCAGTGCCACACCCAAAACTCGCCAGACGTGGCGTGCTCCGCGGCAACCTGCATCGGCATGGATGGCGTGCCGGAAGCGAGCGACGTTTTGGCGGCGTCGAGGACGGTCTTGTATTCGTTGAGGTCTACCGCCCGCGGAAAATCTCCGTGGCTCCAAACTTTAATCGCCATTAGGTCGGATACTCGTAGATTAGCTTGAGGTCCATGCTACTGCCGCCGACAAAGCCGCAATCAACCTGCACTACATACCAGTTGCCCACCGTCAAGCTTAGGCTATTGAGGTCGCACTTAATCGTTGGCGTGCCGCTTGGGTCGCCGTTGGTGTAGACGGTCGTACCGTTGAATTTGACGTTGAAATAATCGGCGTTATTGACGAAGCTCACCAGAACATATAGGTAGCGGTGCCGGTGCCTGATGTGCCAGTACAGCGATTGCCCCGTGCTAGTGGCGACGTGCGAGAACGCAAGGTTAGGTATGCCACCTAAGCTGGCTAAAAAGTTAGCATTATCTGCTAGTAAATTTAGATGCGATGCGGTAAGGATGCTGCCATCCGATAATGTAGGCACCGTGGTGTAACTCATTGCTAAATCTGCCCTTCCATGCTATAATGGAACTTGTCTAGGCAACATGCACACGTGTTATACTGATAACCGCGCCGTCGGTGCATTACGTGTTGCCTAGACAACATCACGTGTGAAGCACTGGCGGCGTTGTTATTGGAGCGATACATGCCCCCGCTAATCGATTTAGTAGGCCAAAGATTCGGGAAACTGGTAGTAATTCGGCGCTCATCTCGTCCAGGTAAAATCTCATGGGAATGCAAGTGCGACTGTGGGGACACCACAACGGTAGATTCTCGCAATCTAAAATCAGGTAGCACAGAAAGTTGCGGTTGCGGGCAACGTCGCCCGATAGGTCCATACGTCGATTTGACGGGACAGCGGTTTGGTAGACTGGTCGCACTTCGGTACTCACATAGCGGCAAGGGCGGCGCTTGGTGGCTCTGTCGCTGTGATTGCGGTAAGGAAACAACCGTTACCGCTGCCAAGTTGCGATTTGGGCAAACCAAGAGTTGTGGTTGTTTGCTCCATCGCAAGTGGGCAAAACCTAAGCCGCCCAAAGTGGAACGATTGCTGTATAAGGATTTAACAGGGCAACGTTTTGGTTCGCTCACGGTAATCGAGCGCGTGTCGTCAGATAACGGGCACGGCGTTTGGTTGTGCCGCTGCGACTGCGGCAAAGTCGTCAAGCGTGAGTCGTCTACACTAACACGCGGCAAGTGGCAAAGCGTGTCTTGTGGTTGCCTTAAAGGAATCGCCCGCCGCAGAGACTTAACGGGGCAGCGATTCGGGCGACTTGTTGCGTTGGAAATCGACAGCGAAAAGACAAAGCCAAGTCGAGTATACTGGCGCTGTCGCTGCGACTGTGGCAACGAAAATAGTGTCGTGACAAACATGCTCACTAGCGGACATATCCAATCTTGCGGCTGTCTCCAAAGAGAAAGCATCAGCCGCTTAGGTGCCACCGTGGGCGTCAAAAATGGCATGGCGCAAAGCAGGTATGATTGGCACGTCAAGGTAAACGGTGAACGCGTCACCATGCGCTCGTCATACGAAGTCATATTTGCCAAGTACCTGCTAAAGCATCGCATACGTTTCGAGTACGAACCCCGTCGAATCCAACTAGCCCCGGACACTATCTACATCCCCGACTTCTATCTGCCTGATACTGACACATGGGTGGAGGTCAAGGGTTACGCCTCCGACCGTTGGCTGCGCAAGCGTGCCATGTTTGAGCGTGCCGGTTACAAACTGATTGTCATCACAAGCGCCAGCATTAACAGCTATTTGACTGGCATTAAGTACACCGCTTGGATGGACAAGTACGCTCACAAGTATCTCCGCAATCCCTAAAAGAAAATCGGCGCAGTGAGTGAGCCGCCGCTTGCACCTAGCTTATTGGTGCCCAGGATGAAATAACCTGTCGCCTGATATGGGTAGAGTCCTGAAGCGTCAAGCGCTTCAATATCTTGGGTAAAGCCGTTTTGCGTTAGTCTCCAATTGATAGCAGAAATAAATGCATTTCTCGCGCTGCTCATAATCGCCGTGTCGTTAATCGTCACCAGGTCGCCACATCTGCGGCTGCTCTTGCCGGGGCACCCCTTGAGTTTGTACGTCAGCCGTGGTGCTTCGCTGCGCCGCAGCAGGAAATGCGCCAACGTGCCCGCCTGTGCGCGCGTCTGTATGTAGGCATTGCCCCGTATCGCCTTGCTGCGTGTCGTGCCGCGCGAGGTCCACCAGGCACTATTGCTCCCGTTGGCGGCACTGGTGCGCGTTTCCTCCTGCGTCGGCCCGCCCGTCAAGGCAACCCCCGCCAGGTTGAACGGGTGCAGGGTGACGGCTTCCGTGGCGGCGTTAGTGATGCTAATTTCCATGCGCTGCACGTATGACGCCGTAACGGTAACGGTAACGTCGCTTGTTTTGTCGATACCGCCCGCGGTCGCCGCCTTCCAGCTTGGGAAATTCGCGCTGTAGGCGGGTTGGCGGTAGCGGCATGTAATCGCCTTGGTGCTAGATGGCGGGATGGTGACGGGTTCGTCCGGCTCCCACAGCACGTCAGCCGCACCCATGACGCGCGCCGATGCCTCTACTGCGACACTGTTGTAGAGTTCGCTATCGCTGTAGACAGGCTGCAACTCGCTAAAGTCGGCGCGGGTGAATGTCTCCTGACTTGTCGTGTGCGGCGCTTTCAGCCAGTGCGTCATGTCCTCGTAACGAAACACGCCATCAGGGTCGCAGTAGAAGCGCCCGCCTGCTGCACTGGCCAGTGCCCATATTTCCTCAAGCGCACTCTCGTCGTCCATCCATGCCCACGGCAGCACGAACACCCCATCGTCAGCCGTCGCGCTTTTGCCGGCCAGTTGCACCCAGTAAGCGATAATGTCGCCTTCGGTGTAGCCCGCGTCGTGCATCATCAGCATGTCAGCCACCGACAATGACATGCGCTTGCCGAGTAGTGCCTCGTCAACGCTGCGACAGTCAATCGTCACCGTCGCGGGTTTGGTCGGCGTCGGCGTCTGCTCCTGCGGCAATTTGATGATGCCCGTAAACACGCGGTAGTAGTTGGAGCCGCCGTCTATCGACACCTCTAAATACATGGGGCGATGGTACGCTCCGCCTGCCTGTATGTTGGCGTACAGCGCGCCGCTGCTGTTGAGAGGCGAATAGCGCCCGTCCCGGTTGTCCAGCTCCAACTGGCAGCGGTCCACAATGCCGCGCCCCGCAGCGATGGCGTCAGGGGAGGTGAGCCGGTTCTCGCCCGATGCTTGCAGCAGGCGCGTAGTTTCGTTCTGGTACGAGCTGCCATCCCATGCGATATAGAGCCGATACACGATTGTGCG